AAACCCCAATGCTGAAGCTGCTATTTTGGCTATCTCCGTTGAAATCTTTCAATCCAGAACCGCCGCTGGTGGATCAATCGAAGGCGTAGATTTTGCAGTTACCCCTTACCGCCTATCTAAAAATTTACTTGCCAAAGTAACTGGCTTACTTGGCCCTTATCTTGATGTTGAAACTATGGTGGGTTAATGCCTGCATCAACAATTGCCACAGATGTTAGAGGAGCACTTAAAACCGCTTTAGCAGGATGCACCGCTAATATCTATGACTCAGTTCCAGAAACGCCAATAGTCCCAGCAATTATTGTCATCCCAGACTCGCCCTATATGGAGCTTGAAGTCTTAGGTAAATCAACTACTCGCGTCAAATTAAATTACACCATTACTGCTTGCGTTGCGTATTTCAGCAACGCCGCTGCTCTTGATAATTTAGAGCAATTAATCATTAGTATTCTTGGAGCGCTAAACGCTTCCAAGTATGAATTATCGGTAGTCGAAAGACCATCGGTAACAGAAGTAGGAACTACAACCCTGCTAGTTTCAGATATCCGCTTGAGCGTCCGCTACGAGCAAACCGCATAGGAGACCCAAATGCCAACTACAGTAATAACTGGGCGCGATGTAACCTTTACACTCGATAGCGCTGCTTATGACGCCCAGACAACAAGCGCAGTCCTAAGCTGCGACACAATTATCGAGACCTATCAAACTCTTGATGGTCGCGCTTATAAGTCCGTTGATAAGCAATGGACATTCACAATTGAACTGCTTCAGGATTGGGGAGCTGCTAGCTCACTATTCGAGGCAATGTGGGCTGATGCTGAATCAGCACCAAACACAACACTTGCAGTTTCATTTACTGCCGTAACTGGCGCAGTATTTGCTTTCAATGTATTGCCAGTCTTTCCAGCAGCAGGAGGCGCAGCTCCATCAGCGCTTACTGATACTTGGACGATGACTGTCGTTGGAACTCCAACAGAGACCTTCAGCTAAGAGATCGGAGCATCGGGAGCTATGAAAATATCAATCACAATTAAATACAACTCTGGCGAATCAGTTACTTATCAGGCTGGCTTACCAGAGTGGGCTAAGTGGGAACGCAAAACTGGTAAGTCGATTTATTCGATGAAGGATATATCGGCCTACCAGCAAGCGGACTTCTTAGATCTTGCTTACTTTGCGTATAAGCGCGAAGCAGCTGGAAAGCCGACCAAGCCTCAAGAGATTTGGGAGCTAACAGTTGAAGAGATGACGATTGGAGATGAAAGCCCAAAAGTTTCGAAGCTGGAAGCATCAACCGACTAATAGTCGAGATAGCGATTGCAACTGGCATACCGATGACTTACTGGACAGACATCGACCAAGTTTTAACGGCGATAGAGATTTTAAAGGAGCGTAGCGGTGGCAGATGAGTTACCAATCAGTTACGACAAACGCGAGCTCCGCTCCATCATTACTGCTTTTAAAGCGATGGATGACGAAGCCGTTAGCCAAGCTAAACGAGAATCTAGCGCGCTGGCTACTTACGCAGCAAACGAAATCAAAGCCTATGGACTTACTAGAACCTTTGGCCAAGAAGCAGTCCGCCGAATCACCACAGGCGTCAAAGTTTCGGCCAGCTCCAAAATCGGCGAATTCTCTTACGGCTTCGCAAGTCAGCGCTTTTCTGGTGGCGGTAGCACACAGAAACTCTGGGCAGGTTATGAATTTGGATCTAATCGCTATCGTCAGTTCCCAAAAAGAACACCGAGCAAAGGTCGCGGAAACGCTGGCTACTTTATCTACCCAACCCTTCGTAAGATTCAGCCTGAATTAATTAAGAAATGGCAAGAAGCATTTTCCAAGATATTGAAAGAGTGGGATAAGTAATGGCTGGCAGTAGAACACTTAAACTCTCGATTCTTGCTGATGTCGATGATTTAAAAAAGAAGCTTGATACTGGCTCCAAAGAGGTTGAAGGCTTTGGCGGCAAGATGGAGAAATTTGGCAAAGTCGCAGCAGCCGCTTTTGCAGCAGCAGCGGCAGCAGCGGCGGCCTATGCAGTCAAGTTAGCCGTTGATGGCGTTAAGGCAGCTATTGAAGATGAAGCTGCTCAGGCCAGATTAGCCAAGGCTTTACAGAATGTAACAGGGGCAACTGAAAAGCAAATTGCAGCAGTTGAAGAGCAAATCTTAAAGACTTCTTTGGCTACTGGTGTTGCTGATGATCAACTTCGCCCAGCCTTACAAAGACTAGCGGTCGCTACTGGAGATGTTAGAAAGTCCCAAGATTTATTAACCTTAGCCTTGGACATAAGCGCAGCAACAGGCAAGAGCGTTGAGGCGGTATCTAATGCGCTGGGCAAAGCTTATGAAGGCAATACTTCAGCTTTAGGCCGTTTAGGTGTGGGTTTAAGTTCAGCTGAAATTAAAACACTAGGATTAGAAGGCACAGTCAAGCAACTGGCTGAAACCTTTGGCGGATCAGCAACAGTTCAAGCCAATACATTTGAAGGTCAAATAGCCAGATTAAAGGTGGGTTTTGATGAAGCCAAGGAATCAGTAGGAGCTGCTTTATTGCCTACTTTGCAAAGGCTTTTAGATTATTTTATTAATACAGTTATTCCTAAATTTATTGAATTTAAAGATGCAGCACTAAAGCCAGTTACCGATGCAATCGCTCGCAACAAAGATTCTCTAACTATTCTTTATAATTTTATTAAAGACTTTGTTGTCCCAATATTAATCAATAACCTAGGTTCAGCGCTTGGCTTTATCGGCAAGGTTGCTGGTGGAATTCTTGATGTGATTGGCGCAGTAGTCAATGGGATTAAGAGCGCAGTTAATTTTGCAATTGATGCTATCAATGCTCTCATCCGCGCTTATAACGCCATCCCACTTCTGCCTAATGTCCCTACAATTTCTAAGCCTTCTTTATCTGCTCCTAGCGGTGGCGGTAGCTCTAGCCTTCCAAAGATTCCAACCGCTCCAAGCAGTCCAAGCATCCCTTCAGCTCCTAAGCCTTCAACTACTCCAAGCGCTCCATCTGGCTCGACAGTTAGCACTCCATCAACGCTAGTGCCAAGCGGTAATGCGATACCTAGCAATTTTAATGTCGCGGCCGTCAGAGCTGGGGAAGAGCGCGGCAATGTCGTAATCAATGTAAATGCTCCATCCGCTATTGATGAAGAAGGATTTACCAGAGCAGTTATCTTGGCGCTCAATAACTCTACTAATCGCGGAACTACTGGCGCTGGAGATCTAAGGACTTCGGCTCAAATCCTATGACCCTCTGGACTCCCGATTGGCGAATCAAAGTCAATGGCACAGAATTAACCTCAGTTACTTTAAGCAATCTAACTATTACCTCTGGCCGTCAAGATATTAATTCCCCAACTCCTGCTGGGTATTGCTCGCTTGAAGTCATTAACACCGATGGCACTAATTACTCATTCACAATTAATACCGCAGTTACAGTTGACATTAAGGACACTAGTGGAAATTATGTAGCTCTCTTTGGCGGTAGAGTTTCAGACTTGCGCCAAGTCGTAAGAAGCGCTGGATCTAGTGCAGTAATCACTAGCCTTCGCATTACTGCCATTGGAGCGCTTTCAAAATTGCAAAGAGCTATCTTTGATGGCAATTTGGCTGAAGGTTTAGACGGGGCTCAGATAACAGATTTGCTAGATGATTTGCTTCTTAATTCTTGGAATGAAGTCCCACCTGCGGAAACTTGGGCAACCTATGATGCGACCGAAACTTGGGCAGATGCTCAAAATATTGGGCTAGGTGAGATTGATGCTGGCGAATATACGATGGTCAGCCGCCAAATCACAGATAGCATAATTGGCCCTATAGCCAACTCAATTGCTAATTCAGCTCTTGGTTATCTCTATGAAGATGCTAATGGTCTTATCGGATATGCAGACGCAAGCCATCGTCAGGATTATTTAATTGCCAATGGCTATACAGACTTAGATGCTTCTCACGCCATCGCCTCTGGCATCGGCGTAATTCAGCGTCAAGGCGATTTAGCCAACAAAATTATTATGGACTACGGCAACAATTTTAATAGCTCTTATACTGCTCAAGACACAACTTCTCAATCAACTTTCGGCCTATTTGCCGAGCAATTTAATAGCTACCTAAAGAACGCGGCCGATGTCGAGGATGTAGCAGATCGCTTAATCCAGCTTCGGGCCTACCCTAGAGATACTTTCCAATCGATTACCTTCCCACTTCAATCCCCTGAAATTGATAACGCAGACAGAGATGCCCTACTAAATATATTTATGGGCCAGCCAGTCAGAATTACCAATCTGCCCCTGAATATCCTAGGTGGGGAATTTACTGGCTTTGTCGAAGGCTGGACTTTCAACGCCTCAGTCTCGGGCCTATCGATTACCTTCTTGGCTACCCCAACAGAGTTCTCGGCCTTTGCTCAACAATGGGCTCAGGTCAATGCAGCAGAAAGCTGGAATAGTGTGCTCAATACCTTAGAATGGCAAGACGCGATTGGAGTGATTAGTTAATGCCGACAACATCAAACTTTGGCTGGACAACCCCAGCTGATACAGACCTAGTCAAAGATGGCGCAGCTGCCATCAGGACTTTAGGTAATGGAATTGATACCTCATTTCTTGATCTCAAGGGTGGGACAACTGGACAAAATCTTCGTAAGGCATCAAATACAGATTTAGATTTTACCTTTGCTGGCGATGCCACAAATACAGTCATTGACGCCGAAGGGGATTTATTAGTTGGCGATTCAGCTGATACTTTACAAAGATTAGCAATTGGAACAACTGGGCAAGTCCTGACTTGCGATACAACTTTAGATGGCAAAATTAAATGGGCTGCTCCTGCTGCTGCGACTTTCTTGGGTTGCCGAGTAACAAAATCAGTAGCGCAATCAATTGCTACTGCAACGGCAACGGCAATTACTTGGGATGTTGAAGATTACGATACGAACACAATGCACGACAATGTAACTAATAATTCTCGAATCACTATTCCATCTGGTCAAGGTGGATATTACTTAGTTCAAGCCAATTTAATCATAACTGATGCTGGTTCAGCCGCTTCAATATCAATTTACAAAAATGGCGCAGTCTTGAAACGGCAATTCACAGGAACAACAATTGCTGGCGATTTTGATTTAGAAATAACCGCAGTATTAAACTTGGCTGCGGCTGACTATATTGAAATCTTTGGCCGTCAATCAACTGGCGGAAATAGAAATGTTCAAGGCAATTCAAACGACCCACAAAACTCAGCATTTCAGGTGGTGAAATTAGGATGACCCTTTACGAAGAATTAGTAAATATTTATCCAGAATTAGCGGAAGACGATAGCATTTTGCGTAATCAGATTTTATTACGCGATGACTCCGATGGCAAAGGCTTC